TATGGCGTGGTGCAATCCCTCGAACCAATCGCAAGCATCCCGCTCGGGTCACCAGTCAACATTGTTGGCTCAACCCGAGGCCTTGACGGCAACATGCAAACCGTATGGTCACTAGTTGACTACGAACTGATTCGTGTTGACGCAGACGGCACACTCGTTTTTGATTACAACGTACCACGCCCACAACAACTGATCTTTCCGAACGCCGGCAGCGATCTTGCTTACGGTGTAGATACCGGCGAGATCCGTTGGGAACCTGAAGCCACTTGGATCACGTCGGCAGATGTGACCGAATGGCTAGGCATCGCAGCTGCAACCGCTAACGACACCGCATTCATCGCAACTTGTGTGAGTGCGGCCAACACCTACTGCTATCGAATAAGGCACGAAGCCGGCTACCACGACGACTCGGATGCTGTACCCGAAAGCGCAGTAAAACTTGGCACCGTCATGTATGCAGCGACGCTTTACAGAGAGCGTGGCTCGGTTGACTCGTTTGCATCGTTTGATCAGATGGGTGGCGCTGTACCGTTCGGCACAATGTCACGCATTAAACAGCTGCTCGGTGTAGGAAGGCCACAGATCGGTTGAAATGGCCGCTACAGGTATTCTTGCCGCCGCATACGACAACGTTTGCACTCGCCTCGCTAATGCTGGCATGGTCGTGGTTAAAGACCCGCGCAACGCCCGCCCAATGTCCGTGTTTGTTGAAGCACCAACCGTAATCGGTTTCAACAGCAACATCATTGATGCAACCATAGTGTGTCGCATACTTGCCGGCGGCCCCGGCAACAGCGACGCACTCGATTACCTTATGACACAAGCCGACATCATTATTGAAAATGTTGAAGGCATCACCGACGCACGGCCTTCGGCTGCGCTCATCGGTGAGCAACAGATCCCCGCATACGACCTCACGGTCAGAGTTTCAACAAGGAGAAACTGAAAATGGCAACAACTACCGTGCTGAGCCAACCGGCTTTGCTCATCAACTCCGTTGATTACAGCGACCAATGCACCTCTGCGGTCGTCACCATCAACTTTGAACAGCTGGAAGCGACCTCATTTGCTGACGGCGCACGCAAATACACCGCCGGCCTCGGCAACCACGAAGTGACAGCAACGCTCATGCTCGCCTACGGCACTTCAGAGGTTGAAGAGAACTTGGCTGCGCTTGTTGGCACCACGACCGATGTTGTTGTGTACGCCACCTCAAGCACCACGCCAGGCGTAGCCAACCCCGAATACACCTTTAGCGGCATGTATCTTTCAAGCATCACGCCGATCAACGGTGCACTCGGATCACTCCAGACCATAGATCTCTCGTTTACCGGCGGAACCTATGTCAGAGCGACGACCTGACCGAACCTAACCTGAAAGCACCGACATGCAATTAACAATTCAGGTCACCACAGCGGATGACCAATACCAAGTAGACACCAACCTATTCACGATTGTGGCATGGGAAAGAAAATTCAAAACGAAAGCCAGCAACCTAGCGCAGGGCATCGGCATGGAAGATCTCGCCTATCTTGCATACGAATCATCGAAACAGCACGGCCACATAGTTCCAGCCGTGTTTGATGATTTTGTGAAGAAGGTGGTGAAACTCGAAGTGATCGGGGATAACGACGAACGCCCTACGAACGAGGCACCCACCGACGAGCACTAGCAGAACTCCTGTTAGCCGTCGGTTGGTGGCCTCATCACATCGAGTTTGATACAAGAGACCTATTAACCGTAAATGACGTAGCGAAAGAGAGGAACCGTGCTCAAAGGCGTTGACATCGACACCGACGGCATCGGCGTACTCGTTCGCTACCTTCGCAAAGTCGAACCCGACCTAGCAAAACAGTTGCCGAAAGAAATGCGGCACGTCGCGAAACCGATCGTGTCACGCGCACGCGAACTTGTACCGCAACCCACAGCCCTAACTAACTGGGGGAAATGGACATTGGCACGCTCAAGCGGCGGCGATCGTGCCTGGACAAAAAAAGCAACAACCGGCATCGTCGCACAAACCGACGTACGAGCACTCGGCCCAGAAGGCCAAATCAACCTGCTCTCAATCGTGCAAAAAGACCCAGCCGGCGCAATCTACGAAAACGCAGGGCGCAGGCGTGAAGGCGACATCCATTCAAAGAACGCCGGCAATCGTTTTGTTGCCGCACTTAACGCCAAAAGCACAGCACCCCGCATACTTTGGCCAGCCGTAGAACAAAACCTGTTTTATTTGAATCGTGAACTACAAGACGTAATCGACCGGTGGTCGGCCGAACTCGAGAAAACATTGAAGGCTGCATGACATGGCACGGATACCGTTAGTAACCGAGTTCGAAGGCAAAGGCCTTGACCGTGCCATCAAAGAATTTAAAAAACTTGAAGGCGCAGGAGCAAAAGCCAGTTACGCACTCAAACAGGCGTTCGTGCCGGCCACAGCTGCGTTAGCCGGCCTTACAGCGGCGGCAGGTCTATCTGTTAAAGCAGCGATAGAGGACACGGCACAACAGGCCGAACTGGCTCGCACACTTAAAGCCACTACCGACGCAACCACGGCACAAGTTGAAGCGGTTGAGTCGTACATTGCCGAAACTGAGAAAGCGGTAGCGGTATCTGACGCAGAACTTCGGCCGGCGTTCGCAAACCTTGTGCGCGCAACCGGCGATGTCACGCAGGCACAAGAACTGATGACGCTTGCGCTTGATGTCGCTGCGGCCACCGGCAAAGACCTCGAAACGGTTACCGAAGCCCTACAGGAAGGCTTTCAGGGCGAAGTAGGCCCACTAAAAGAACTCGACAAGTCGCTAACCGACATGATCGCCAGCGGCGCAGATGCCGATGAGGTCATGGCACAGCTCGCCAAAACGTTTGGTGGTGCCGCACAAGAATCAACCGAAACACTTGAAGGCCGCTTCAAGTTAATGAAAATCGAGTTAGACAACGCCAAAGAAGCAATCGGCATGGCGTTGCTACCCGTGCTCGAGCAACTGTTACCAATCCTTGAATCAGTCGCTCGATTCGTCGGAGAAAACACAGACCTCATTGTAATTTTGGGTAGCGTTATCGGCGTTTTGGCTGGCGCAATCATTGCAGTCAATTTCGCGATGTCGGCTTACACGGCCATCACAACGATCGCTACAGCTGCAACAGCAGCGTTCAACGCCGTCATGGCAATGAACCCAATCGGCCTAATCGTCATCGCCGTTGCAGGTCTCATCGCCCTCTTCGTCGTACTCCAAAAAAAGTTCGACATCATCGGTTTAGCCGTAAAAGGATTGAAAGCAGCCTTTGATCTTGCTTGGGATGGCATCAAATGGGTCATCAACAAAATCATTGACGGCCTTAATCAGGTCATTTGGTTGTTAAACAAGATTCCCGGCGTGGACATACCGGAACTAGGTCACCTCGGTGACGAGGCCCAAGAAGCCGCCGAACAAACATCCTCGCTCGTAGACAAAATTAAAGAAGCTGCAATTGAAGCAGAATACGGACGCGAACCAATGGGCCGGTTCGAACAATCGATCCGCAACGTAAAAGACGAAGCTGACGAACTAGAACGTTCAATTGGCCGTGTAGATGAAGCATTTGACCCGCTCAACGAAGGCATTGAAACAGCCACAACGCGCCTTGACCGATTCTTTGATTCACTTGACAGGCAAGCAGCGACCGACAAATTCATTGAGGATCTCAAAGACATTGAGCAAAATTTGAGAGGTGTGCGGGAAGGCTCAGAACAATGGCAAGAAGCACAAACCGCAGCCTACGAAGCATTACGTGACCTACGCAGAGAACGCGAAGACCTCAGCGACGCATTCTTTGAGGTGCTCAAACTTGAAATCGACACCGGCGACCTTGAGCGCGCATACACCCTTATGGCCAATTTGATTGACTTAGGCGGTGTCATCAATGTCCCATCTGTGTTTGCAGATCTAAACTTTCCTGATCTCGGCATAACACCGGGGTCGATGTTTGGAGGCCAAAACTTTGGCGGCGGGTTCAGCAATCAAGTCATCAACAACTATTTCCCGCCGGGTGTGACACCCGAATCAATACTTCAAGCACAAACATCACAAAACGCACGACGTGGCCCCGCCAACTATGACGTAGCAGGAGCCGGCGTGCTATGAGTGTGACATGGTCGTTCACTCTTTACGACCCAGAAAAAAACGCGTTCTTTCCGTACGGCGGCGAATACGATTTCACAGACCGCTTGCAAGGGTTCGACATTACGCAAACAGTCGCACCGGCCACCGTTGGCACAGGTGTGGGCCGATTTAGGCTAAAAAATTTTGACGGTGCTTTAACGCCTAACGCCGGCGGCACTTATGCCGATGTTGATTGGGCGAAGTGTGTGTTCAAATTGCAATGCACGACAACAACAACGCACGACGTATTTATTGGTGTGTTGGCCGACTTCAGTTTTATTGATGACGGCGTAACTTCGTTTTGTGATTTTGTTTTAGATGACCCGTACGCCATAGCAGGGCGCAGCATCACACAAGACGGCGAAGTAACCGCAAGCAGCTATTACACACCAATAGACGAAACGATACAAAACTTTCTCAACTTGGGAACGAGTTTTAACGGTGCTTCAAACGGCGTCAGGTTCCCTGGTCTCGACAAAACATTAGGGCGCGCCGAGGTTCTTGATGTTAGCGGAACCGATCCGACGCTGTTTTACACAGCTAATGAAGGTGTTGGCAACGTTGTGGAACGCATACGCAACGGCATTATGCCGGCTTCCGCAGCTGTACTGTGGCCCGGCGGCTACCGATTTGATGGCATTTACGTCAAATACCAATCTTTCTGTGTTGGGGAAGGTTTAAGTGCAGATACAACTGTTTCTGGCTCAAGGATTGAATACACGATTACGGAATCTCCAACCGGTGCAGTTAACGAACTAAACCTTGAAAAACTTGTAACCGGCCATAACTTGCCTGAAATCATTAACAGAATAAGAGTCGATGTAGGGCAAACGACCGGAGTAACACCCGCAACATACGACGCTGAAAACAATTCAAGCACATTTAATTACGGAACAAGAGCCGGTACTTGGCCTAACCATTTCCAACCACGATCTATTGAAGGCACAAGAGATGCAGCTGGCAACAACCCGGTTGACCTCGACCCATATTTAGAAGGTTTAACAACACGGTTCGCTAATTACAGGTTCACAGCTACACAAGCAACTACCAAACAATCAATGAACACAACCAGCAACGCTGAAACAGCGTTTGGTAACTTGTGCGATATCCGGTACGGCCAATGGGCGCCGGTTACTGTGAAATACACACCTACGGGATCTGCAACACAAATAAACGACGTGACCGTGATAACAGGCCGGCGTATTCAAGGCACGCCGTCGGATGTTGTGGTTACGGTTGATTTGTTGCCGGCGCAGGATTATCAGTCGTTTGTGTTGGATTCGAGCACTCTCGGCGTGTTGGACACGAACAGATTAGGATAGAACTATGGGATTCCCTTATTCCTCAGGTGACGTTTTAACGGCAGCCGACATGAACAACATCGGCGATTTTAAAGCGTTCACAGCCTCGGCAACCAATTTTACGATCAGCACCCAAAGTTGCGTGTATGTGCAATACAACGAATGGGTGTTGGCAATCTATTTCCTAACAGGCACCGTGACCAGTAATGTTTTTGTGGGGCTTCCTGTTAACGGTCACAATGTTGACCCCTATGTGAGGATTGGCTGCATAGGTCAAGGTTTTGTGCGGGCTGGTTCCACCCAATATCAAATGTCGACTTTTCTCACTAGTGCTGTTGATGCCGGTGTTTATTACACGCCGAACGGTGCAGCCGCTAATCAAGTCAGCACAACTAACCCGACGAGCGGAATAGATCAAATACGTTTTTGGATTATGTACAGGAAGGCAACATGATTACAGCAACTTGCAAAAATCAGGAATGCAGTCAACACGAAATAGAATGCCACGTTTTAGGTAATCCATCGCCGATTGAATGTGGCACATGTAATGAAAACTGTGAACTAACTGATGAGCGTGATGACCCAGCCGAACTACTAGAACCATGATACGCGCAACCATTCTCGTTTTTATCGGCCTAGCAATTACAGCCCTGGGCATCTGGGGCTTACAGGAGTGAAATATGTGGTCGCTGTGGTTGCTGTCGTGTTTGCGTCGGCAGGTTGCACGATGCACGGCTACCGCTACCCATGCCAAAACCCCGACAACTGGAAACAGCCACAATGCAACTATCCGGTGTGCACGATCGAGGGGAACTGTCCAAACGATGTGCTGCCACGTTGCGGCACACAGCTAGGCAGGATGTGTAGCGATGTTTACGACTAGACGCGAACGGTACAGCTCGGAAGAACTTAAAGCACGTTTGATTTTTGTGGTCGGCATCGGTCTCACCATGTCATTCGTTGCCGCACTACTCACCATCCTTTACGGCTTGCTGTTCATTTCGCAGCCAATCACGAAACAGGCACCGAACGACGCGGCTGCATGGGAACTTCTCACACCAATGGTGCTGTTCTTGACAGGCGCACTCTCAGGTGTGCTTGCCTCGAACGGCATGAAAGGAAAAAAAGACAATGAATAACGAACAACTACGCGACTACGCAGAACGAGCCGTTGCGACCGCTGTACAGGCCGGCATCGCGTCATACATGGTTGGTGCAGGCTGGAAAGCCGCCGGCGCAGCTGCGATCGGTGCAGGCCTCGCTGTGGTGAAGGCTGCTACTAAGCAGCGTTTAGCGAAGCCTAAGGTGGAAGCATGAGACCGTACACAGGCACAGACAAGATCGCCACGGGTAAGCGTCAAGGCACCGAAGCGTTTGTAGCCGCTATCCAGAATGCGTCGGGCCGGCAGGTGTGGAACAACGGCACGTTCGGTGTACGCAAAAAGCGTGGCTCACAGTCATCAAACCTGTCGGGCATGTCGGTTCATGCAACTGGCCGTGCCGCTGATTTGAGCCGGCGTGCATGGTCTGGCCGCCCTGGCTGTTCGCGTGCAGACATGGAAAAGGTCATTGATTGGCTGGTGTCGATTGCTGACGACATCGGCCTCGAGTATTTGGCAGATTATGAGTATGGCTCGGGTGGCCGTGGTTGGCGTTGCGACCGTGACGACTGGAACATCTACAAGCCAGGTGTAATCAAAGGCGGCGGTAGCGGCGATTGGATTCACATTGAGCTGGATAACGAGCACGCTGACGCTACCGGCTGGGTTGATGCCGCTATGGCATCGTTCCCGCTCGGCAACCATGTACCGGCCCAAGACACCAAAACCGGTTGGAAAACATGCCGGCTCGGTGACTCTGGCGACAACGTGCGCGAGGTACAGGCAACGCTTCGAGCAGCTGGCTACAAGAACTCAAGCGGCAAGAAACCGCTAGTGGTTGATGGCGACTTCGGTGCAACCACCGACAAACGAGTACGCCAGTACCAGAAAGATCACGGCCTAACTGTTGACGGCATTGTCGGCCCACAAACCGCCGGCCACATGCAAATTGCTTGACAATGTGACACCCTGAGCGCATAATGAGGTCTCCAGCCAACAACAA